GCGTCCAGTAATTCCAGCAAATCAGATTTTGCATAGGAGAAGACGTGGCGTGGAAGATGCTTCTCGCCAACCTTCCCAAGTGATCTCAGTTCGGTCTTAAGCGACTCCTGCATTGATTTGGCGTGAACAGTAAATCCATTGTCGTAGGCAAGGTAACTTAGTCCTGCTGACTCGATATCTGCACGCAAAATCGCATACTTTTTGGGATTGGATTCCCTGCTCTGTGCAATTGCGAAACTTCCCGTTGTGGCTGCGTATTGAACAAACCCACCAATACGTTTTCTGAAATACGGCTTCGGTGTCGAGTAATTCGCGCAACCTTCCGAAACATACCAACCCAACAGCCGCAAGTAGGCCCTCGTGGGAATGCCATGCACCGACAACGGAGAAACGCCATTGGAGTGAGAAGTCAGCGGGACATAGCGATTGGTCACTGTCGCATCGACCATCGAACCAGCTTCCATGAAATGCTGTTTGCCGGTCTTGCTCTGCAAAACCATCCTGTGATTCTTGGTCACCAAGAGGTCAATGCTCTTGCCAACAAAATGCACAAGTTCCTCCGCCTTGTGGCGGAAGGTCTGTGTCACTGAATAGTGAGCGGCAACCCCATCCTCACCACGACTGAATACCCTATCGCCTACCTGAACATCGCCGACAGGTTTCCAGCCGTTATCAGTAAGGATGTCAGTGTCGAGAGAATAACAAGCATTGGGCCACGGGAAGGTCTTGTTCTCTTTGACCTGCAAGGCGAGTTTGTTGGCGTTGGCCTGACGGTCCTCCCACTCGTTACGTGAGGTCTTGTCCTGCACGTAACCTTCCTGCGCTGTATTGCCGATGTAGGTCAGTTCTTCCTTGCCAAGAAGGTCACAGATGTTGGCTGACGCCAGCAGCTTCTCGGTCGGGATATTGGTGTCGAGATCGCCAGAATCATCAGCGTCTTGTTCGTAGTCGGCCATTAGAACCTCATTCGCTTCAAACCTTGGGCACACTCGTCAACCAACTGCTGCACAATCCATTGAATCGAATACGCCTCGAATTCCTTGGACGGCGAATGTTCGCCGATACGATCCTTGATTTCCTGCCAGATGTGAACGCCTTCATGTGCAAGCAAGCCAACGATCTCGACTGGATTTCGTCCTTTGTTGATTCGCAAGCAAACAACAGCACACAACTTGCCATCAGCTTTCGTAAAAAAGTGCGTTGTTCCATCGCTGTGCTCGTTAGAAATCCATGCCGGAGGATTGGAAACTTTCAGCCGCTTCATTTCCTCTAGGAAACTCCGCTCCGTCAGGCACAAACCATAATAGACCGGACTCTTGAAAAGATTTTTGTCGCACCACCGCGCTCCCATCAGTAGCCGGTCACATTACTGCGTCCGTCAAAGCCGAAGGACATGGCTTGTTTCTGGTCGCGAATCAAGTCTTCCTCGTCCTGTTCTTCGACGGTGAGAGGGGCGACCATGCGGCTCAATCCGATACCCAGGTAGGCCAGAGCGTCAACACGGTCGTCATGCTCTGAACGGGGAAACTGCACGCATTCTTCACGGAGTTCAGCAAACCAAGAGGATCGCTTATCGAAACGCACAGCATGGGAACGCATGCGGGCTTGGATGCTTCTGGCTCTGGATTGTTTGTCATTGACGGGGATGATCGGCTTCAGGTTCATGTATACATTACGCTTTCTTTGCTCGATCTCCAAACCCGCCGCCAGCGCTTTCAGGATAGCTCCGGATTCGACGTACCACTCGTCGGGCCTCCACGCTTCTTCGATGCTGAACATTTCGTCGATGATTTCCTTGGCGTCCCAGCGTCCGGAGCGTTCGTCCACAATGTGGAGAAATCCTTGGTCGTCAACACCACCGACAGTGAATACGGTTCGGTCTCTAGTTTGTTTAGTGCTGATTGCAAAATCGCCGCCCACGTAGAAAGTAAGCCGTTTATCTGTGACTTTCTTCTCGTCGTCATCGGTCATGTCCCTGAAGTCTTCGTCGCGGAAGAAACCACTGGTCGTGTCCGTGGCGATGTTGCGGTACTCCATGTTGAAGCCGGGCAGGTTTCCGAGATTGATGAAGTCCTGCTTGATCTCCAGGAGCATCTCGCGCGTGAACTTCTCCGGCCACAGGATCGACTCCTGCGTCACATCGCCATCGCAGGCTTGGTAGATCGACCCCTTCCAACTCGGGCTTTTAAGAAGGCGCATCAACACCGAGTCGTTATGCAGAACCGTACCATAGAAGCGGAAGATGGCGTTGTCCGATCCCATGGGGATGAGCGTGTTGGTGATCCAGCGCATCGACTTGTCGCGGGACTGCGGGTTCAGGACTTGCTCGTCGTCCTCCATGTCGTCGCCGTTGAAAAGACTTGGCCGATAGGTGCCCCACGACAAACCCCGGACCGCCTGTTCCATGCCGAGTGCGAACATGCGGAACTGGTAACCGTCGCTCATCTCGGCAATGAAATCGTTTTCGGTATCACGGAGAAAGCGCTTCAGACGGAAGACGGCCTTGATCTTCTGGTTCGAGATCAGTTCCTCTTTCGCCTGCCGCAGTTTCTCTACCGCCAGATTGTAGGTTCTGGATATCTTGATCTGGAACGGGTGCTGCTGGAAAAGACTGGCGGCGAGCCCATAGGCGTGGTTGAGCGCAGTGGACTTGGCGTGCTTGCGTGGAGCGGCGAGGATCACCTTAGTGTGGTTGCTAGTGACATCGGCCCACCACAGGCGGTGGACAGGCGGGATGGGAGCCTTCTCATCGTAGGTGTCGAGCAGGAAGGTCTTGACGAAGCCCTCGATGGTGTCGGCATCCAGAACCATCTTGCCGACAAAAGGGTTTTTCCCTTTGGTGTTGCTCAAGAAAGCCTCTGCGCTGATCCGGTGATGTCCTGGATATCCTCCCGTGCCGCGCGTTGCAGGGCTTTCTGGAGAGCCTTCAGCGAGATGTTGTCGTCTTCATCAGTGATGACGCCGATCTCGACCTCGATGTCATGCAGGACGCCGCTGACCTGGACCATCATGATCGACAAGTCCTTGGCCTTGATCGGGCGGAAGACCTGTTCGCCCTCAGCATTCAGGACGGGTTCGCCCATCTGGTTGTACTGCGGGTCGCCAAAACGGACCCGTTCCCCGAGTTTCTGGAGGATGGACGACCTGATCCCGCAGAGATCGGTGTGCAGGAAGCCCTTGAGTTCGGGCAGCACCGCCTGCTTGATCGCGGTCCATTCCTTGGAAGAAATCCAATACTTGGCGGAGAATTCGGGGACATGCAGCAGTTCGGCAACTTCCTTGTAGGAGGCCCCGCAGATGCTGGCTTTGACCGCCTCGACCAGTTCACCGTCCGAACAGGTGGCGGGAAGACCGGGAGGGCGTTCGAACTCGACCACATCGACGTGCTTGGGGATGGCGACGACATTACCCACTGCTTCCTCCTAGTTGACGGCACGGTTATAACAAACGCTTGACAACAGCGCAAGAAGTTCTAAGATAGATGTGCTTTCCCTCCGTTGCTAACGCAACAACCTCCGGGGGCTGCTTGTACCAGTTCCCGGAGGTTCCTCGTACAAGGGGGTTTCTGACCAAATTCGGATTTGCAGTCCAACCGCGAAAAGCCAGCGGACAACAAAAAGGCTAGCAGGGGACTATGTCCGGAGCAATCCGGAATCCGGTGCGCAAAGTCTGGATGTCTTCCCACCCACGGGCACACTCACCCGCCGATCCCGCGAAACCATCGGCTCTCAGGCCGACCGCAAAGCCGCAAGGCTATAACTGCACCTGAGAATCCTCCTAGAGGAAAATTACGCTCTCACGCGCGTAGGTTGATGTTCATCCGCAGTAACAGGTTCTGCAACGGAACCTGAGTTGGACTGAAACTCTTTGCTGGTCATTCGCAAAACTGATCGCTGACCGACTCTGGACAGTACACAAATTTCCTCACCTCAGCCTTTGCTCCCCCCGGCCCTCAACCGGCTCCGTCAGGAGCTGGAAGGGGCCGCAGGAGCTGAGCAGGAGTGTGCGAATACTCTAGGTATATCAACGCGTTAGGCTAGTTATGCACAGAGTTATACACAGGGCTGTAGCTTGTTGCTGGTGCTGAGTTGGGGGCAGAGCGGTACAGACAGGGTACAGGAACAGGGTCAGGCACAGACCTGACCAGCGCATACCATAAGCAATACTAATGGGCTCATAAGCCTCAGATATGGCCTCTTCATGTCCATGCTTTGTCCTGGACAAACATGGTCAGACTATTTTCGTTCGCATAGACATGTAAGGTTATCCGACACTGCCGCTGTACGTCACATGTTGGACGGCGTAAAACGTCACATGCCCTAACCTTGTCTTGCGCTGTCTGATCCCGACATCCGCGCGGGCTGGCAGGAGGCCGATAAGCTGCGCCTGGAACGCGATGCGCTGGCAGAGGCGTTGCGGGCCTATCTTGTCGCCAAGCCACAATGCGAATGCAGCGATGCTGGCGGTTGCCGAATGGGCGCAGCACGCCTCCAAGCCCGAGCAGCACTAGCCAAGGTGAGCGATGACGAACCCGAGGGGAACAGGCCATGCTGAAATACCGCGCTGCAATATGGGTAACTTCGGACGGACAAGGAGAACTGCGCCTGACCTCGGCAGATCAGCATGATTTACCGGATACCGAATTGCTCGCCATCGGCAAACAGGAAATGGAATTCATGGAAGCGGATATGTCTCCAGCCTTAGGCCGCATCATCATCGGGGAGTGGCAAGAATGACCCCCACCACGCGCCCCGTATCGCGCCTATCCACTGCCCGCGATGCCGGTCGACAGATCGTCATTATCATCGGGCCGGGGGAACTGATCGGGTTCCGGCTCAAAGGTACGCGCAAGGTGCTGGAGACTACCGTAGGTGCCTGCTATTGCATGGCTGCGAAAGCACTAGCCTTACGGGTCAAGCAGGAGAAGATCAACAAGCGGAAGCGCAAACCGGCTTTTTAGAGCGATAGCGCGACAATCTCAGCGGCCCTGTACTCCGGGGGCCGTTTTCTTATTGCGGACAGCCCTAGCGCCCGTTTTGCGCCTTCAATCTGGATCGGCAGCAGCTTCTCACCGCACTCCATCCGCGCGATCAGATGCCGCGCCCAATCCTTGGGATCGCGCTTCTCGATCTTGGCAAAGGCGTTTTTTACCATTGCCTCAACTACCGGATCAATCGGTTCGTCCTTCGGTGCCGGCAAATAAGGGCGATGGGCGAGCGTGATCGCGGCAGGCCCACAGACCTCCATGAACTCCCCGAGTGTCGGGGGCCATTGCGGATGTTGCCTCGCAACATGCTCCAAACCGTATTTGATGCGCTCGGCAGAGAAGCCCCGCAATCCATCGCGCCAGGCGTCCATGATATCGGCCTTGGGGCAATCACCCCACATCGTCGTCATCCGGTTGCCGTAGATAGCCGACAGGCGCGCAAATAATCGTTCCATCCACGGGATTGGCAGTTCGTCCATTGCGGTTCCTTCCAGTCAGATCGTCCATGTTAGCAACTCGGCGCTCCTGCAACGACCGGCCCGCAGGCGTTGAAACCTTACCCCAATCGCCAGCAATGGCGTTCATGAAAGCCGCATCCCAATCCGCGTAGCGGTAATCCTTCGCCCGCGCATTACGGATAAACGCCTCTAGATGGGCTTCTAGGTTTTGGTGTCCTTTTTCTATAGACCAGCTTTTGACCTTCTCGCTGATGCGGAAATCGGGAGGTAGAGGGGTCGCGCGCCTGCGCGCCGGTTTTGTCTTTGATTTCTCTGATTTTGTATTTGAACTTGAATCTGAATCTGAATCTGAATCTCGCATTTTTCCGGATACCGTTCCGGATGCCCAGCGGATGCGCGACGCATGCGATGCGGATGCGGAGCGCATAGTTGCCTGTGTCTTCTGATTGGCTAACTCTTTGTCACAGCGTTTGTGCCGTAGCCTGCCGTCCCCGTTTTGAAAAAATTCTCCGGCGATGCGATCAATAGCCGTGCGCTCAATACTGTCTTGTGCTCCGCACAAACGATAGAGAGCGGCCGGATCGCATGGGAGTGGACCCTTACATTCCATGTAGGCTTCGATCAAACGGCGATAGGCTGAGTCTTCGACGAACGACAGGTGCATGGTCTTGCGACGGTAATCCGCCGGGAACCAGCGGAACCAAGGCGACGAACTCATTGCAGACACCCCCGCTAGGGTTGATTGAAAAGGTGCCGGTGAGTCCCGTAGCGGCGGAACGCGGGGAGCTACCCCGTTGTCCCGGCGAGGAAATTATACCCCTATCCTTTCGGCGGGTCGAGAAGGTCGCGCCGTATTTCACGAGCGAACCAGTTTCCGTAGGCATGAACGCCCTGCCCTTGCTCAATCGGCTCCTTTGCCATCATTTCGCAATATGAAGCCGCCCTCTCAATGCCGGCCCGCAGACCGGCGCGGTAGATATCCCAAGCGAGAATGCGATCAGCACCGGCGACGCGGCAATAGTCGTCCAGCCACTTCTCGTCGCTTGCATTCGTATCCAGCAACGTCCAAGGCTGTTGTTCAACCACGGCTGTACTCCGCAACCCTCTTGTTGCCGCGCGTAACCATTGTCGTGCGGATCGGCATGCCCAACTCTCGCAGCTCTGCACATCTCGCAGCCAAACGGAATATCCCTGCCTCTTTCAAAGCCTGGAGGGGAGTTATCCGCCGCCCCGCGATCAACTGAGTTCGGAGCCATACCGTCTGTGAACAGGTCATGTTTCCCTCACCACAATGCCGTACCGCCAGTTGAGAATCTTGCGCTTCAGCACGTACAGCGGCGTTCGCATACCCTTCACATCTTCGCAAACGTCCTTGCGCCATATCGGGAAATCGTGTCCAGTAACAGCAGGAACCGGCGGCAACTTTTCGTCGTACATGAAATCGGCCACGTAATACGCCGCCCGCTCA